TGTCCCGGCGTTTTCAATCTGAGAGAAGACCATAATGACTTCCGCTGGCCATACTGTTTCAGGCACTTCCACCAGCAAAAGACTTTCCAGTTCTTGCACACGCTTGCAGGCATATTTAAGTGAAGGGTCCATACTCATCCCTCCCTCTTGTTGATTGAGGGGGTCACAGTTCGTGCATAAACAATGACGCCATCATCTGGGCGCTTGCGCGGTAAATAGATCTCGGGACGAGGCCAGAGTGCAATAAAGCGGGATTCTCTGTTTTCAAGACGGTGAAATGCTTTCTCACTCATTACGCCGACCGGGCGAAGAGTTCCCTCTTCGCACTCAAGTTGGGTAATGCGGACCTCTGCGAGCTCCAGCGCCATAATCGCATCCTTGGCTATACTGGTCATCTGCTGGCCATTATCGTGAGCAGAATCCTCAAACCGTTCCCAAAGGCGTGATGATTTATGCACTCCTCACCTCCTCAATCCGCTTGAACTCAATAACCCAGACCCATGGATCGGCATACCAGCTTTCATCGCCATAGATCGATTTCCAAAGGGTTGCGAACGAACCACGCGCTGTAAGTTGAAACTCCGTCCAGCCTGGCTGATAGTTTTTCCAGAAACCTTTCTTCAGCTTTCCAACCCCCTCAGCTTCAGCATCTGCTTGGCTTATCTCTCGGAGGCGCTCAATACGCACTTCTGTGATCTCCAGCAGAATGCGACTGGCCCAGCGCGGCATATGAATTGATGGCGTCCAGGCACCTTCAAAATCTAAACCATCAGGAGAGGACCAAAGCCCATAATTATTGGGTTTCTGGATCGCACTGGCACGGTAGATACGCTGCGCTTCTTCTCTGGTGCACAAGTTGCCTTTGGCATCCACAGGATGACCATCTTCATTACCAATGCATGAGAACGTTTCACGCACCCAGATGCGATCGCCGACGCCTCCGAACGGGCATGAGATAGCACCCAAAACAGGGTTCATTCCTGTGTGGTCTTTTTCGCCGAGCACAACGAAAATTTCTTCTCCGTTGATGTCCCATTCCTTGCAGAACTTCACGGTGCCGTCAGTCCCTTTAACAATCCGCCGGGTCTGCGTCTTCCGGCTGTCGAGAATGGCGCGCACCATCTCACCGTTAAAAATCATTCCGCGCTCAGTCATTCCAGGCCTCCAGTTCGTTCTCGATTTCTTCGTCGATTTCGGCGTTGGTAGCTTCTTCATTCAGGTAGTCGCGCGCTTCTTTGAGATAATGCTCTCGACGCCCGTCGTACCATGCTGAGAACTCTGGCGACCAGCCATTCCTGTCACCCACATCAGTGAAAAAATCGTGCATTGCGTTGTTGTAGGCCAGGTTTTCAACCATGCAATACGCCGTAGTCAGTGCCGCCTCACGGATGTAACCGCGGAGATCCCGCTTGTGCCAGTAGGGGCTATATTTCGAATCGCAGCGCCCTTTGAATTCAACTTTCCAGCGGCGTATGCATCGTGCGTTAAGTGATTTGCTCATTTTTAAAGTCCCTTTGTGCGGTGTTCTTGTAGCAACTGTTCGAACCTCATTCGGATCGGGTTACCGCAGCCAAACGGCATATCGTTAACTCTCCACGTAGGGGAACCATCTTTAGTACCCGTCCGGACAATTCGTCCGGTACCCCCCAGCTGCTTAACCTGTCCACTGACAGAACTGCCACTACGCCCCATTGCTTTGGCTATTTCACCGGACGTCATATCCGGGTTGGCCCTGAGGAACTCAAAGGCGGTTATTTCATTGCGATATCTGGATTTGATTTTTTTGGTCATGGTCAAAACTCGTTTACTTGGTTAAACCTGCCGCTTTGCGGCGTTTGTACTCTTCCATCAGAAGCTGTGCTGGTGTCGGCCCTGCCGGATGTCGCGGCGCTTCAAGCTGTCGGCGAATCGGCGGGATCGAGAATCCATTAGCCAGGTGCTTCGTCCACTTCGTGAGTAATTTTTCTGCCAGTTTTTTTAGTTCCCCCTCTGTGAGGTTTCGCTCAACTCCAGTTCTGCGCATCTCAACGCAGATGTGATACAGCACGTCCTGTTTCCAGGGGTATCTGTCGCTACCCGAATAGCGATAAGACTCATTGCGCCAGCGCTTGTATTCAGCCATCACAGCTTCGGATGTCAGGTTGAATGGGTTGGCTCCACTCGCCGAAACCAGCGCTACGAATTCAGCCAGATCCGGTGGCCATGTGTTACCCGCGGCGCAGCGCTCCATGCACTGACGGCAGACCAGGGTAATCTGGGCGTCACTCATCGATCCAATCTGGGCAATCCACATATCCGAGGGCGCCGCCCCGTTCTTCTGGGTCCACCGGTTCGAAAATATTTCCCCCATAACCACCCATAGGCGCCACGCCGTCTCTGCCGCCAGTAATCCCGCGTTCGCGCTGCCATCGTTCTCTGGCTGCATGTATTTGCTGGACTGCCCGCGATTCAGTGCTATCTGGCTGAGTTCCTGCATGATCATTACCTCTCGATGTAGGTTTGGTATTCGGTTGATTCTTGGCTCTGGCACTTATCACGCTGCGGGCAAATTTCTGCTCCCACTGAACCTGAGTGAACACTTTCCCCTCGGATTTCCAGTACGCGGTGAACTCTGCCAGCTCTGTCGGCAGGTATGCCGGTTCGGGCAGCGCTATTCCCCAGGTAGCAGCCAGTCTCGGCCAGTCCTGTGACGGCAGCCAAAGGTCGTGCATAGTGAATTTCCCGATCGGAATATCCAGACCTTGCAAATATTGAGGTTCCTGAAAAACATTTCCCTTGTGCGCGTAGAGAGTGGGGTTTGATCCTTTTCCCTTCCCTTCCCTTCCTTTTCCGTCAGTGAGTCCTCCATGAGGATTCACTGAGTCCTCATGGAGGACTCCTTGATTAGGCGCTCTCTTTTCTTCCTTTCCTGCCTTAGCCTCAGTGAATTCTGGCGGAAGAGGTATTTTTGAGGCCGAAGGTCTGTTTATTTTTTGATGCTTAAGGAAACCTTTAATCTGCAAATAGCAGACATCATTCACTGAATACTCAGTGAGTAATCCATGAGTAATCAGCTCCTGTATTAGTGGTTCGCAATCGAGCGCGTCCGCAGGAAAGATTTGCATCTTCAACCGTTTTGGCGAACGCTCAAGGCATCCCATGTCGTTGGCGAAGTTGAACAACCCGATAAACAGGAGACGCGCTGGAATTGAACATTCCACCACCTTCTCATCTGTCCAGAATTCAGGTTTAACTGTTCTGATGCGGGCCATCTGAAACCTCTTATTAACCAGCTGGTGCTGGTGGTCATTGTCAAAACTCGATTAGAAAAACTGCGGCGCTACGGCGCTGATACTCGCCAGTAGTGGTCCCGCCGCATCTGCAGGGAGCATGTTAAAAAGTGCAATTGCAGCTTCCCGTATTTCACGCTCTAGCTTCTGCAGAGGTGCGCCAAGTAACTTGGCCTGGTGCGCTTCGCTGCATTCTTTGATTGCATTGGCCACCAGCTCGGTTTCAGTTAAGCCACGTTTTAGGCCATGTTTGCGCGCGATCTCTATCGGCATTGCATCAGCGATCGCCGCCGAAAGCTGGATGACATAACTGGTGTACTTCTCTGAACCGCCCTCGTTTTTCAGGTAGCGATACAGATTTTGTTTATTGACGCTGATACCGCGCCCGTTTTGTTTCTCCCACTGTTCGGCCACCAGCTGCGCGACGTGGTCTTGCGCACGTCCAGGTAATGAGGACTCCCATTCCTGAACGGCGGTATAAATGGCCCTGCACTTATTGCGATCGCGGCGCATCGGTAAATACTGATTTTCTGTTTTCAGCTGCATACCTTTCACCAGGGTATGATTTTCAAAAGAGATGGTTTGCATGGTTACTCCTTTGGAAGTCCATCAGCAGGGTTCGGATAAAGATCTGGGCGCAATTCGTGTGGTGTTACCTTCCAGTCGACAGCTTTGCTCACCTTGATCACTAGCTCTCCTGGTATTTTATTTTTGAACCACCCATTAACTGTTTGGGCTCTCCTTTTCATACGACGGCCGAGCTCGGCTTGGCTGCAGATGTTCAAGAGCTTTTTTTGGGTTGATGTCTTCATCGGTTGATCTCATTGGTTGTCGATGGAAGACAATAAAACAAATTTAATCGATATCGTCAAATTATTTCGATAGTTAGACCTACAGAAAAAATCTGTATAATCAGTTGTAACTTTATGAATTGGATGAAGAGATGAACTTCGGAAAGAGATTGCAAAGGGCTATAAAAGATCTCGATATATCTCAATCTGAGCTAGCCCGCAGGTTGGGAGTTAAGGCTCAGTCGGTAAGCGGCTGGTGTAACTCTGATATTCTACCGAGATCTGAAATCTTAAATCTTCTGCCGGCAGCTACTGGTTATCCGCTTTCATGGTTTTTTATGGAAGATGGCGAAGTATCTCAAGATAAGGATCCGTGGGAGACAAACGTTCAAATCAAGCCGTCTTCTGAACTCCAAGCAAGGCTGCTTAATGCGTTTGAACAGTTACCAACTGATGATGAAAAAGAGAGAATTATCAGCCTTATAGACATGCGTCTTGAAGAACTTGATAATTTCGCAAAGGCCTATCTACAAAAAAGAAACCTGATTCCCCCTACTAAATAAACCCTTCTATCTCCTTCCACATTTCGTGGGTCATGAATTGACCTGCTGCTTTTTTTCACCCCTAACTATCGATTTAATTTGACGCATATCGATTACTTCGATAATAATACACCCATTGCAACACGTCATCGAGGCAGGAAGCCCACGAAGTAGCTGCCGGCGGCATACGAAACACCGGATGAGATGACGACCAGAAGAATTCGCAGCAGGTTTTAACGTTCCGCTGGCCAGCGTTACAGGCAAGACACAGGACATCGCTATGAGAATAGAAATATCCAGGAGAGGGAAGATTTACTTTTTACTCGTCTCCCCAATCAAACTCTCTGTCGCGCAGGATTTGGAGGCCCGATTCGGCGACCGCGTAGTCATTGCAGCTTTTGGTGCTGACATCTCGTGCCTCAATTTCGCACCAGGAGATGAACTCGTAAGTGCTGGCTATCACCTTCACAACTTGGATACCGCTGTTTTCGTAGCGCTCCACCATGCTATCGGCGCGGATACGCCAGTCGTGGTAGTCAAAGGGTAGGACGTAAGCATCAGAAAGAATTTTTTGGAATTCTTCATAGTGAGCGGGATTTTTGTACCAGAAGACAGGTATAGGGCTACGGGACATTTTTCTCTCTTTTCTTGGCAGTGTGGGAGCTCCAAGAATACCACCGAGCCTGAAGTGGTTAAAAGACAGGCTTAATCAGGATTTGCAATGCGGTGAATGCGGCTATGCGCACGCGGCACAGTTAAAAAGGTAAGCATGGGCGGTTTCCATGTTGCGGAAAAAAGCAGGTCGGCAGCAGTTGTTAACTGGCTGATGTCACCGGGAGGCACCCGGCACCGCATCGCAAAGCCTGATTAATGATTAATCAGCAAGTAGCGTTAGCCGCGATAAGGCTGAGGCTGGAATGAGTAAGAACGGTATTCGCTCTCTGGTCATTTCGTTAATTATCGGCCTTTTGTTCTGGGTCGCAGTATTTATCACAATCAAGGGGTTAATCCATGATCGATTTCAAACGCAAACCAGCGCGCCAGCAGGCCATCCGCCTGAGCTGGTTCGAGGCAAGAGTTCGCCAGCTTTGCTACCTGTTAGCCCAGAAAGGAAACCCAGAGGCTAAAGCATGAATACGCTGTTTGCCCTTGTCATCAGCGTATGCGCCCTGACCGGCGAGTGCTCTGATGTCCTGATAGGCGTGTATCCATCTGAGACCAGTTGTAACAGCGATGCTGAGGCCCAGAAGGTAAAAGGCACATGCCAGCCATACAAAAAGGCATTTAAGACGGCTGACGACCAACAGCCTGCAGTAAGTTTCTGATTCGGGTTTTGATAATGGGCACCGGCAGATGCCAGCCTAAAGCCTGGTATACCGGGCTTTGTGATGGTACATCCGCCATCGTAACCAAACAGGAGGCGAGGCCTGTTCTGGTTAAATTGGAAAAGTTGACTTTGCCCGCCCCGCGGCGGGCCCTTTTTCCGGAGGTTTTATGTCAGCTAACGAACTGGCATTGAAATTTAGCACTGCTCCAGCTGAGCAGCTCATCGGCGTTCTGACCGTTCACGAAGTGAAAGAGGCACTTCACGATGAAGTGGAGGAAGAAGTGCAGAGTGAAGTATGGATGGAACATAACTTTGCTATGGAAGCCGCTGAAGAGGTTACAGATGCCTTTGCTACAGCGATGAAGCTGGCGCTGACGCAACCCGCAAAGGTGGCTAAAGCTACATTACGCAAAGCGCTAAAGGATTATCCGGGTTATGGCTCAGAACCAAAGAGCGGCCCATAAAGCACAAAACCCGCGCAAGGCGGGTTAAGTACCCCGGTTAGCCGACCAAAGCTTCCCGGATTCGAGTTTTGACAATGACCACTACCCAGAGGGAGCTTTCACAGTCCCGGGTATCTTACAGCCTTAAGGAACCCAAACGCAATGAACAACTACGCGTATCTCATTAAAGCAAAGGCAAAGGCCACCGAAGCGAAAAACCTATTCTGCTGGTTCTCTGCAAAATCTGATTCCCGCGCCGAACGCCGGATCCTGGACATTCTGGAAGACGCTGAGATTAATGTTGGCCGCGGCGCCAACCATCAGCTGCCTATCCGCACCAACTGGCTCATCGTTGATGACCTACCGGAAGAAGGTGTGCTGGATGACACCTGGTGTGATCGCTACGAACTGGCAGAAGACGGGCTGGCATGGCAAAAAATCGTTGCGCCGGCGGCCGCTGAACCTCAGGCGGACAACGAACCGGAAAACAACACCTCTACTGATAGCGATGAAGAGGACTATTCGGCCAATGAAGATGCCCTGTTCAACCTGGCCGAAATGTCCTTCCGCACGCAGCTGCTTGCCCAGTACATGGCTGACGATCGCCACGTGTATCACATTAGCATTCCACATCGTGACCGCCTTTCCTTAATGGAAATGGATACAGAGAATCACGCTATACAGAATCTGATCCTGGCTGCTGAAAATGTACCGGAAATCAAGAAGTACGATATTCCCGGTCTGTGGAAATTCACCAGTGCATTCAAAACCGTTTTCCCTGAAGGGAAACGCTATGAGCTTGGTAAGCAGGTTCAGTTTGCCAAATTATGGTTTCAAACGGCGCACATTGACCGCGGGATTCTGACTAAAGAATGGGCTGCTGGTAATAGTATTTCTGCCGTAAATCGCACGCCCTCCGGCGCGAATGCCGGCGGCGGTAACGCAACAGATCGCCTGACTCCGTTAACGCCCCTCGGCCTTGAATTCGAGATCTGCCTGGGATTGATAGCCCGTACCCAGGAGTTCGACATCTACAGCCCACCGCTGGACGTCGATATTAAGGCAAACAGCATGATGAATAAGATGGAAAACGCTGAGTTCCTGGCAACTCGCGAGCTTTTCATGTCCATGCCTGGTGGTCGCGATTACTCACGGGCCTGTAATGTCGCGACGGTTAAAACAACTCCAGAGGGTTTGTGGAAAGATCCGGTGAAACATCGCGAATATCTGAACCGTGTCATGACTGAAGCCGACCACGCTCACCCGGACGAGCTTATTGTTGATATCGCCTGCGGCCGTTCTTCGATGCCTATGCCAATGCGTAAAGTTGAAGAACCTGACAATAGTGATGCAGATAAGATGACCGGCGCGAATGATCAGGCCGATGATACGCCGGCGCGCGAACTTGAAATTAGGCCTCAGGTAGAACTGGCTATTTCCGGTAAAACTGCAGTAATGGATCTGTCAGAAGCAAATGAACTACTTAACCTTTTAGAGACCGAACGGGATAATTTTATCAAAGCCCTATCGTTCGACCTTTATTTTATGGAGGTAGGTGGACTCTCCATTTCCGATGACGAAATTCATCACCTCACATTACAGGCACTGCATAAGTGGATTAAGGTTCCGGCCAGACGTGTGCGAATGCTTGAAGAAGCACTGGCGAACATCCGCACATCAAACGCAATGCCTGAAAACCCGGAGCAAGATGATCTGCAGGACAAAACAAATCAGATATTAGCCGCTAACCGTGGCGAATACATCGAAGGCATCAGCGATCCTAACGACGGCAAATGGGTTACAGAAGATCTAACCAAAACTAATTCTACCGCAGAGGCCACCAGCGATGTGCAGATGGAAGAGAATTTCGGTAATGAAACCGAAGTTGATAATGAAATTTCTGAGAGCGAAACAGCAGCTGAGACAGGTACAAGTAATGCTGACATTGGTAGCGAAACAACTACCGTAAATATTGAATCCGGTCATCATAATGATGTTGAAGATTTACCAGCAGATGACGTTCACGTCATGGTTGACCTTGAAACCATGGGGAATAAACAAGACGCCCCTATCGTCGCTATCGGCGCAGTTGTGTTTGATCCGGCAACAGGCTCAATCGGAGAAAGTTTCTACAAAGTCGTAAGCCTGGAATCCTCAGTGAATTGGGGCGCCAAAATGGATCCATCAACCGTCATCTGGTGGCTTAAGCAATCCTCTGAAGCTCGTTCGGCAATCGTGAATGATGATGCAATCCCGCTACATGATGCCCTACTCCAGTTCGGTGAATTCATTTTTGAAAATATCCCGGGCGGTCGCAAAAAAGCACAGGTCTGGGGAAATGGCGCATCTTTCGATAATTGTATTCTGCGTTCTTCATTTGATTACATCGCTGAAGAATACCCATGGGAATACTGGAATGATCGCGATGTTCGAACAATTGTAGAACTCGGCAAAGCAATTGGAATCGACCCGAAGAAAACCATCCCGTTTGAGGGTGAGCGGCACAACGCCCTTGCCGATGCTATCCACCAGGCCCGGTATGTTTCTGCAATCTGGCAGCGCCTCATTGAGGGAAATGAAGTCTGGAAGAAATTGACGGCGCCAGTACACGTAGCAATTTAACTGATATTTAAAAATCAGATTATCCACCGCCACAGAATTATAGTGGCGGTGGTCGAGAGATTAGACCATGAGCGAACAATACATGATCCCATTATCGGAATGGGGAACCAGAAGGTTTAGCATAAAACTTTCCAGTCAGTGTCTGGTTAATTATGGTCGTTTGGGTTACATCCAACCGCCTCCAGAAAAAATTGCTGGCAGATGGTTAGTTGATGAAAGTGCTAAATATGTAGGTAAAGGATCTGCCGGCATAAGGCCTTTAGTCCTCGACGATGATGATGATGCACTGAAAGGAATTTTAAATCATGTCACCGAGACCACGAAAAAATAGCATTAAGATACCCGGGCTGTATGCCCGGTTTGACCGACGCACGGATAAAACCTACTACCAGTATAAAAACCCAGTTACCGGAAAATTCCATGGTCTGGGAACTGATAAAGAAAAGGCAGAGAAAATAGCCACTACGGCAAATCAGCGTCTGGCAGCTGCTGAAGCGGATTATTTTTTGAAGAAAATTGAAGATAATCCGGAGGCAAAAAAGCGTCGAGGAATCAGTCTGGCATCATGGGTCGAGCGCTACCTTAAAATACAGGCCGCCAGACTAAAAGATAACAGCATCGCTGAAACCACATATTCGGAAAAGGTCAGGATGGCTGGAAATTTAGTTGAGCGCCTTGGCAACCATCCTTTAAAGAACCTAGAGGTTCGCGATTTTGCAATGATTCTTGATGAATGGATCGATAAAGATATGAACAGCACTGCACAGAATAACCGTGTGTTGTGGATCGATATATTCAAAGAGGCTCAGCATGCAGGTGAAGTTCCCCCTGGCTGGAATCCTCCCGAGGCCACCAGAAAACCAGTGATTCGAGTTTCCCGAGCACGCCTGACGTTTGAGGACTGGAAGTGTATTTTCGATGCTGCTCCAGATAAACATTACATTAAAAATGCCATGCTTCTGGCTATAGCAACTGGCCAGCGTCGAGAAGATATTTGTAACATGCGTTTTGCTGATGTCTGGGATGGATATATCCATATTGTTCAGGGAAAGACAGGTACCAGGCTAGCGCTGCCGCTTAGTCTTCGATGTGAGGCTCTGGGATTAACACTGAAAGAAGTTATTGATGGATGTCGGGATCGCATTGTGAGCCCGTATCTCATCCATTCCTCCAATAAGAGGAAAGCAGGACCTTTAAGAAAGGATAATCTGTCACGTACTTTCGCCAAAGCGAGAGATAAAGCAGGAATAGTGCCACCGGAAGGAAAAACAGATGTGACGTTTCACGAACAGCGTTCGTTAGCGGAACGTCTCTATCGCGCTCAGGGAATTGATACAAAGATACTCCTGGGACATAAGATGCAAAGCACTACTGATCGTTATAACGACACACGCGGGCAGGAATGGATAAAGCTGGTCATATAA